GGCTTCTTCACGTCGCAGTAACCCTCATTGCCCGCCGCCAGCGTCACGCCCGCGTCCGCATCTACGATGTTGAACACGAGCCCCGCGCCGCCCGCCAAGCCATCGGCCTTGTTGCTCTGAATATCAATGTTCGCCCCTACGAACGTGCCGCCCGGGGTGGGGATCGAGTACGCCGTCAGGCCCGTGCCGTTGGTGCCGGTGAACGGAGCCGAGAAGAGCAGGGCGTTGTCCTCGAAGCGCAGCACGTTCGACACGAAGCGCAGGGCGCTCCCGGCGATCCGGCGCCAATCGAAGTCTTCGTCTCCGTCCGGCGTGTGCGCCTCAAGCTGCACGTCGTCAGTGTCTTCGAGCGAGTCGGAGATCAGGGTGGGCAGCGGAACCGTGCGCGAGCCCCCGCCCGAAACCTCGTGCGTGAAGATCGTGCCGATCGAGTCGAACATCACCGGGTTCGGAACCGCGCCCCGGTCAATGCCCGCCGTGCGGCTCAGAGTGCCGGTAGTCCAGTGCTGCTCCCGGTAGTTGTAGACAACGTAGCGATCGTTCTCTTCGCTCGCGGCGCTCGGGTAGAAGAACCACACCTCACCGAACTCGCTCACCGGGCAGGCGAAGACCTTGCTCGCCTGCTGCACATTGAAGTCATCGAACACGTAATCGTGAACCGAGCACGGCAGCGGCTTTACGAAGCCGTCGTACACATAGAAGTTGTCGCGCCCCATCCACACGGCATTCGCATCCACGATCGCCACAGCCTGCGGGCTGATGATGCCGCAGTTATCGCCCGCCTGCTGGAACGAGTAGATCAGGTCGCCACCGATGTAGGTAGCGGTGTGCAGATCGGCGTCCGTGAAGATGAGCGTCTGCGCCTTGGTGCGCCGTCCGCACATGATCCGGCCCTGCGTAGTCAGAGTAAAGTCACCGGCCGTGTTGTCCACAGTCGGCGTCCAATCCTCAAGCGAGCCCAGCGAAGCCCACATCACCTTGCGCACGTCGTCATCGGCGCCAAGGGCCATGAGGAAGCGCTCAGGGGTGATCACCACGCCTCGGTTGGGCTCGGGCGCGTTGACGGTGGGTGTGGCGATCTCCGTAGTGTCGCCCTCCCACTGGTAGATGCGCCCGCCGTTGGTGCAGCAGGCAACGAGCGTGTCTCCGAAGGCGTCAATCTGCCACGTATCCGCGTCGCTCAACTGCGCTGCCAGCGGGGCCCGGCCGTAGCCGAAGAGGCCCGAGCCGAAGGTGCCGTTGCCGTAGTCGCCGTTGCCCGCGCCGCTCGAAGCACTCGAAGAGCCCGAAGTGAAGTCCTCGGGCGTGATGTCGAAGGCTACGCCGTCCTTGATCACGTAGAGCTTCTCNGTGGTGCCTACCGCGATCTGCACCTCACCGGAGATAGACCGCCACCCGAACGCTGCGCGGGGCACGCCCTCAAGCGCAGGCATCGGCTGGTTGTTCTGATCGAACGCTACGCGCCAGCCCTGCACGGGCCGGATGGCGCCTTCGTAGAAACGCACGAGGTTGCCGTTGTACCAACGGCCCTTGGACTCGTACTTAGTTCCGTTCCGGTAGAACCCCGGGGGGAACTTCAGGGGGAAGAGTTTCTCGATCATCGTGAGCTTTCACTGTGTAGGGCTCGGCACTGCTGCTCGGGCAGCGCCGCCACCTTCAACCGCCAAGCAGGAGCCAACCGGCCCCTACTGCACGCCGCTTGATCTGCCAAGCGGACTTGACCTTCTGCTTCGTCTTCGGGTCCGTGATGTAGACCCACTTCTCGATCTCGTGTGCCGCCGCCTTCCAATCCTGCTCGTCAACCCGGAGCCGTAGGGTACTTCCGGCGTATGCCGTGAGCCCGCAGTTGAAGCAGAAATCAATGATGGCGTTCAGCCGCCGCCCGCCCGTGTCTTTCAGAACGGGCGACAGCTTGACCGCCCCCAGCGTGAACTTTGCTACGTCTTGCGTGAGCAGGATCGTCGCTTCGTTGTCGGTAATGTGTGCGTACTTCTGACGCTCCGACTCGTTGATACGATGCCCATACCCAACTGTTAGGTAGCCTGCCGGGCAGTAATACGGGTGACCAACGAACCCCTCGAACCTCCGAAGATGCTCAAGGAGTTCGTCAGTCGTGCTCATCACGCGGCGCTCTGATCCGCACCAAGGTCAGTGAGAATCTGCGCAAGATCAGCCTGAAGCTGATACTCGCTGACGATCTGCTGAAGCGCGTTCCCGATCGAGCCGGTGCCCCCAGCAAGCAGGGCCGCGCCCCACGCGCCGTTGGTCATCGTCTCAGTCGAAGCGATCAGATTGCCAATCGTTCCGGCAGTCTTCGCCTTGACCACAACGGTTGTCGCGGTGACGGCAGTAGCCTTCACCAGCGGGTTCTTCACGGTGGCGGAACCGTACTTGGTGCCGCTGACGCTCGCCGTGGCGTTGATCGCGTCGTAGAGGTTCTGCGCGCTGGCCGCCGCGTCCGCACCCACGAGCACCTCGTTGGCAGTGCTGCCAACAGACGCCCGCCAAGTGTAGGTGACCCCGCCGACAACCACAGTCTCAGCAGCAACGGCGTTGCCCGAGAAAGTGAGGGTCTGCGAAGCCGCGACCGGGATAGAAGTGAGCCCCATTGTCTTACCCCTCCGTAGGAGAATTGTTCGGGCTGGTTGCCCGCTTGTTGAAAGCGTTCGCAGCCGCGAACGATGCCACCCCGATCGAACAGATCGTAGCAAACTCGGGGGTAAGTTTGCCGAACAAAGCGAGCACGAACCCGTAGGTCATGCTGAGAACAACCACGATCATCTTGCGGTAGCCGGTCATCACTGGTGCCCCCACAGCTTCAGGAGCATCGTCATGAGGAAGGAGCCGAGCCCACCAGCCGCCGTGGCGAAGAAGGCAATAGCCTTCCGCTCGCCGCGCCGCTCTGCCAGCGCAATGCTGATCTGATCGAGCTTGCCGTCCATCTTGGCTACGTTCTTCTCTAACCCACTCACTTGCAGCGCGAGTGCGGTGATCTGAGCAGTGTGCTCCCCAAGTCGGAAGTCGTTCACATAACCTCCGAGAGATCGTGCTGAGTGTACGTCACGATCGCGCCATAAATCTTCATGCCCGCAGCGCCAAGCGCGGCGAACTCTGCCTTCAGGTTGTAGAAGCTGGCCCCAACCACTTCGGACAGGCCAGAGATCGTGGCCGCGCCCACACCGGACGCAGACCGCGAACCACTGCCAACCGTAGTGATCGCCCCGGTCGAAGCGTTCACCTTGTAAAGCGTCGCCGTGACGCTCGTGTTGCTATTCTTGTCACAGATCAATTCAACCTGCGTGATCGTGACGCCCTGCGGCAGCGAGAACGTAGCGAACATGTCGGAGTCGGCGTTGTTGTCGCTGGTGACGTACGCCCCGCCGCCCCCACCGAACACGGTATCGTCCTCATCGTTGTTGGGCGTGAACGCCGGGTAGCCGATATAGAGCTTCTTGCCTGCCTGCTCATCGAGCACGCCAGCATCATCGAGGACGGTCACGCCGTCAAGCGCCTCTTCCGCCACGTCAAGCGTGGTCTGAAGGTCCGCGTCAATCGCGTTGAAGAGCGTGTTCAGGATGCCGCCCCAAGCGTTATTGTCGCCGCCCACGGTCGCCAGCGTCCAGCCAAAGTTAGGAGTCGTAGCCATAGATCATCCGAATACGATTGGAAGTCGAATCGGCCGCAAGCTGGCCGCGAACTCTTCTTGATCCCGCTTGGCCGTCAACCCCGCAACCGCATCGTTGTAGTAGTTGAGCCAAGTCTGAATCCGTTCGTCATGCTCAAGGTAAGGCGCGGCCATGAGCAGGGTGGCCCACAGATAGAGATCGGGGGCCTCAGTCAGCAGGGAGTTGGTAGTCTGAGTGTCAGACAGGGGCACGAGGCGCTCGAAGTACGTCGCCTCACCCGTGTAGGTGTCATCCGGCGTGGGCCCAACGAGAAGCTCGTCAGCCACCACAGCCGCGAACCGGGGCCTGCCCGGCGTGGTCATGCGGGCCCTCATCTCGATCAGTTGTTCCATCGAGCCGATCTGAATGGGGAGATCGAGGGAGGGGTCAGACGTGCCCAGCGCCAGCGAGCGAAGCTCCCCGAAGTTCTCAAGGGAACTCAGATCGTTGGCGTAGGCGTCAACGGTCAAGGTGGCCCGGAGCGTCTTGCGACGAACATCCCGGGCCAGCTTGGCTTCCGCGAGTTGGATGAAAGCAGGAATCGTGTCGGTCAGGTCATCCCTGAGCAACCACGATGCCACTGCCGCTCGGAGCGTCGTGTACGACGTGATCGGGTCCACTGCCCACCTCAGCTTGCACTTCCTCGCGCTGAACAAGCGCGTGAGCATGGGAGTATTCCCACGAACCCTCGTGCCTAATATGCTTGGAAACGTCCTGATCCACAAGCACGTCAATTCCGGCTGTGCGCAATTTGTTAAAGAAGGAAATGTCCTCCCCAACGAAGTAGCACCCCACCATGCCCTCGGGCCCCTGCTCCATGACGTGCTCGATCGGGAACCACGGTTGCGGGACGAACCGGAAAACGTCTGTGTCAATGAGGGTTACGCCAAGCCCCATCGAGGCCACCTTCACCAGCCCCGTGCTCTCCGGGTCCGTGAAGAGCCGCTGCTCCCCCTTGGGATCGAGGAAGGTTGTGGGCCGGATCGGAAACCGGCGCGTCGCGTAGTTGGCGCCCACCACGGGCAACTTGTGCTGAAGGAGCCGGTGCAGCGTATCCGGCGGAAACCTCATGTCTGAGTCGAGGAAGAGAACGTGCGTCGCCCCCGCCGCCATTGCCGCGTACACGAGCCGGGTGCGCTGNGTAGGCAGCAGNGTGCCCTTGTTCATCTCCACATGCAGGTCAACGTCCGGCCGGTTGAACATCATCGAGCCCGTCAGCATTGCCAGATCGTAGGCGAAGCCCGCGCTCACCTGATCCCCGCAGGGAATCGCAATGAACACGTAATCCTTCGCCTTCACCTGATGGGCGCTCTGCACCAACTCGCTCATACCCGTCCCTCGTGTGTACGGTTCTTGTTGAAGTCGCGGTCATTGAGGTACTTCACGAAGCGCGGCTCATCGAGGATCGTCGCGCCGTTCACGTCGTCATACCCGATGATGCCTTCCCGCTTGAGCCGGAAGAACTCAGTCACCGGGATCGAGGCGACGTGGTGCATGTGCTTCTTCGGATCGAACTTCACGCCCTGATGCTTGTCAGCCTTGTGCGACCGGATCGCAGCGTTGTGATCGAAGATCGGGTCCACGCGCTGCTGTGTCTCGATCGTGTAGTTCTCACCGTCCGCGTCAGCGCGGAAGATGCGTCGGATACCCATGAGCGGGTTCTCCGAGAAGATGCGCTCGTACACTCAGAACTCCCATGAAAGTGAGGGGCCAGCGGTCACCGCGAAGTCCTTGTCCACCGCATCCACCCCGGCCGTCACGCTGAAGCTCACCTTGGGGATCAGGGACTCGAAGAAGCCCCGCTTGGACTTGTCAACGAGCTTCTCAGCCGCCGGGATGACTCGATCGAGCCCAGCCCGGAGAGCCGCCGCAGCNCGCTTCTCCGCTTCGTAGGCGACGCTCAGGGAGTCGTTCGAGCCCTTGAGGGCCCCAATGGTCGAGTCGGCGTCCGCGAGCGCCTGAGTGGCCGCAGCGATCACCGGCGCGCAGGTATCCGGGGCCGTAGCCGCCACGGTCACGAACCGGGTCTTACTCGCCGCGAGCTTGCGCTCGGCTTCGTCAGCCCGGGCCCGTTCCCGGGCGGCCTCATTGGCGCTCTGAGCCGCCGCCTGCTCAAGCGCCCGGGCATCGGCGTACTGGATACGGGCGTAGTCAATGGCTTCCTGCGTGCGGGCCGCCTGAGTGATCAAAGCGTTCTGGAATTGCCGGTGGAGAGCCATCGAGCCCACGATCGAGATAGTCAGGGCCGCAGCGGCAGCAGCCCAGCCGGGCAGCTTGAACTTGGGCACAGCGCCCTTTCGGGGAAAATTGTGCGGGAAACAACAATCGCCAGATGACTCAATTTATGTCATCTGGCGATAATTGTCCACTAACTGAGCTAACTACCGAACGACGCAGGGCTTACGGGTGCGCGTCGCCTGAAGAGCCACGATCTTCTTGATTCCGTCCTGCCACGCGGCCGAAGAGAAGCGGGTATCGTCCGAGCGCCACGCCATCTGGCCCCCGCAGGTGTGATCCCCGAGCACGGTCACGACTTCGAGCCCCTGCGCCGGTGTCATCTGGCAGTTGGGCTCCCGCTGGCCCTTCACGGTGCCGGGGCAATCCCACGCGCCGGACCTGTCCTGCGGGCCCCCGTTGATCCAATTCATCGAGAAGCTCACCTGATGCCCGGCCGCCTTCGCCCGGTTCAGGTAGAAGTCCCGCCACGCGGCGATCGAGGGGAATTGGTTGGTCTGGATGTAGCGGTAGCTAAACTGCGGCTGGCCGTAGTCGCAGACCTTGAAGTTGTTCCCCGCGTCCCAAGTGTGGTGATCGCTCAGGCCCACCGGCACGCCCGGTACGAGCTTCTTGACGAAGCCGCAGAGCGAGTCAGCCCGCACGCGCTTGATCGTGCCGCTCGGGCCCCATGTGTTGCCGATGACGTTGCCTGCGCCGTCATCCCCGCC